CAAGCTGCGACATCACTTCTTTAGATACCAACTCTTTTGCTTTCACACGGGCAGTCCAATGCTTTGAGGCGTAGAAGGCGTTGAGGCTTGGAACTTTGCCGACCACAATCTTGTAGGTCAGTTGTCTGGTATCAGATAGCCGCATTGAATGGCGAAGTGCAGGTCTATCTTGGCAATCTCACCGAGTAGTTCTTGTTCTTTGTATTTCGCCTGTTGGCGTGAGTTGTAGTCAGAATTGCAGTTAGCCATAAGCGTGGCGCATTCCTCAAGGATAAAGTCTATCTTCCTGCGTTTGGCGGGGTTAGTATAGTACTGCATATTTTCCTGTTGTTGTTTGGCTTCCTTCGCTTGTTGCTCGTAGTTCATCCTGTCGCTGGAGTTCAAATTGTAGGTGAGCGATGGCCTTGCGGATGTCATCGCATATCGGGTTGTGAGGTTTCTTGCCTGCTCTCATTAGGTAGGTTAGAGCAGTACCCAGATTGTAATTATCTGGCTGGAAGTCCATCACAACATCCTTCGCCTCTATCTTCAACGTCTTGCCGATGTAGTACTTTGGTGTCATTGGTCAAAGGTACATCATCCCAATAAATGTAGATGTGGTCATTCATTATTTATAATCATTACAAATTAGCATAAGGACTTGTGTATCTCATTTTTATTTTGTTTTTTATACAAGTTAAGTAGTTAGTTAACTTAATCAACTTATAACTTAACTTAAATTAGTAGTTAGTCAACTCTTAACTTAACCAAACAACTTAAAGAAAGAGAAACTAAATAAAGAGAAAGAAAGGAATCTTTGATTTGCGGGCTTCAAATGCCTCAAGGCATAGAACTATACCCTTTCGCATATAAAGTCGCTTAAAACGGCTCTAATGTATCTTAAAGGGTATAATTACTCCAGTAGTTTATCTATCCAACGCTTAACGAAGTACGCAGCGACTAAAATAAAGGCAAGCATCGTAAGCCCACCTTCGAGAGTCCAACCCCTCTGCTTTTTCTCTTTTGTTAGAATCTTGGTCTGTGTCACTCGGATGGTGTCGGGCAAGCACGTAGCCTCAACGAATACCTTTTTGTCGATGTACTGGAGCTGAAGCCGAACCTTGTCTTGGTAGATTGTTGTGTCCTTGTAGAGTTCCAGCGTGTCGGTTAGGTACTTTGTCTGCGTGACAATCACCGTGTCCCTTACAACTACACTCTGCAGGACGGGTTTCACAGAAGCGCAACCGCTAAAGAATAGTAAAATTAGTAGGTACTTCATAAGAGGAGGTATTTAGTTTTGCCATTATGCTTGACTGCTTTTAGGATTTGTTTTCGGTTCTTGCTACTTACATAACTCACGTGAACCCAACTTGGCGCATTGTCCGTGCCGAACTCCCAAATGAGTTGGTCGAAATCTAAATTGTCCTTAATCCAATTAAAAAGCACCTCATTGCCTCCATCGTACTTTAAGTCCGCTGCTTGTCCTTGCGTATGCTGCGAGGTCTTTGCTCCCCCTACTTTGGCATTGACCGCAGGGCTGCGGTACGCACTCGTTACTTTCACCGCACCTAATGCATCTCTCGTGGGTTGTAAGACGTTTTCGGCAAGGCTGCGAAGGTTTCCCTCTAAGTGCTTGGGTAAAGCGTTAGGAAGCCCTGTTTTGGTGGCAGTCAATTCTGCGAGGCTGAAGTTCTTGGTCATCGCCCTTGTGATTTGTAGGGCTTAGAATAGTTCTTGCTCGCCTTGTTGCTGCTTGCACTCTTGGAATGCTTGCCTCGCTTCTTGCTCTTACTTATGTGTCGGCTTACCGCCTGCTGCTTCGCCATCTTTAGGGTCTTTTAGAAATAGTAATGCGAATGCACCCATCATAAAAGCACTAACCTCCGTGAGCGATGCCTTCTCATAGAAGACAAGCACGAAGCATAGTGCGATGATTAGCAGCCCAAGCAGGGTGGTCTTCGGATTGCCGAAGATGCGCTCAATTAGCACCTTTGTCCTGTAGGTAATCCCTGCGCCACTTCCATAGCGTGTAGCCCAATGAGGCAACTAATACCAAAAGCCCGAAGGCTTGGTGAACGTACGATAGAAGCAGCCCTGTGCCTGTCAAAGACCAAGACGTTACAACGCTATCAACCGACTCTTTGGTCATTGTTACTCAATTACGGGTGGTACGGGAGGTTGGCAGTATTCAGCCGTAGGATTCGCTACGCAGAACGCTTGAGCGTACTCGGTGTCCAACGTGTAACCCATTGAAGAAACTCCAACTGGCAAAGGCCACACGAGGTATGCGCTGAAGTCAGCCAAAGGCTCACCTACCCAAACGATGTCAACCGATAGTTTAGTGGATTCCTTTATGCATACTTTGTTGCCTTCGGCATCCGTTCCCCATTCGGTACATAACTTGCCAAGTTCAACCAGAACCGAAACGAGTTCGGGGTTCCAGTATTGGTACGTTTCGCCTTCGGGGTTGGTACCAGTTAGCTCAATTTTCTTTTTAGCCGTTTCCCATTGGGTAGGAGTGAACTCGTATTTCCTAAATGTTTGCATCTTAAATGGTGGTTAGTTCTGCCAGTTGGGCGTTGGTTAAACGGGTTGTAAATAGTAGGGCTTGGCTAATATATTGTTGCCCGATAAATTGGCTGGTTCCATATTGTAACCCGAACGAATCTTGCGCTCCAACGGTTCCGCTTGTATGGCGGCCTGCGGTAAGTCCAGTTTTTTGAATTGATGCTTGGGTAGTTCCGTTAACGTGAGCAGCAAACAAATCACCTCCATCGTAAATGTCGAAGGCTGTGGCGTTTGTCAATCCAGCGTTAAATAAAGATATACTTACAAGGTTGACCCCAGTGTTCGCCATTGTTGGTAGAGTAAAATCTGCAAACATAGTCCCCTCCGTCTGCCCAATCAAAGAGCTGATACCCGTTTTAGAAGCAGCATCCGCACCCCTTGTCACCGATGCTCCCAATGTGGGGATGTACGAGGTGGCGTAGGCTCCGACTTCAAGTTGGCAGCCGTAAACATAAGTGTTTGAAACTCCAGCATTTGCTGAAACAAGAACAGCGTTTGAAATTGTTGTGCTTGCGGGGCTTGTAAATGTGCAGCGATACCACCCGTTGCCATAAGCAGTAATGCTTGAAGTATAACCAGCATAAGTGCTAACGATGGTTCCGTTATTTAAGTTAAATACTGCGCTTGTATTTGCTGGCACATCAAGTCGTAAAGTAAACGTACCATCGCCATCTACTTTTTTTGCAAAAGCCGATAACGTATAAGTGTTAGAGCCAAATGAGGTTTGAAATCTCGCACCCGTTAAAGTGTCAGCATCTTGATAACCGCTTGGAGAAACTGCGGTGTTCGCAGTAGTTGTGCCACCCGCACTTAACCAAGCCGCATTATCTAACTGCTCCGAGTAGGTGAATAAGTTAGTCCGCTGGGGCTCAAGCAACAAACGAGGACAAGTGCTATTAAGGTAATCCAAACGGGGTACGTTAGCAACTGGGCCAACCGATACCGCTGCGGTGGTGGTGGCGATGTAGGCTGTTGCTATGTCGCCCGTTTCTACTTGACAACCAAACGCAATAAAAGTACCCGTTGAGGCGGTTGACTGAAAGCGAGTTGTAGCCAAAGAGTCCGCTGCAGTAATAAATACGTCCGTTCCAGTAGTTGACGCAAACGACATTGAACAACGGAAAAACCCACTTCCCGCAGAAACAATAGTTGCGGTGCTGCTAGTTGCACTTGCCGTTCCGTTTATTAAATCAAAATTAGCAAATGGCGTGGCGTCAGTACCAAGCATAAGTTGCACAAATTGATGCGTACCAGCCTTTAGGTAAACGCTTATCGTTGATGAACCATTAAAAACATTGGATTGCGCTAAATACTTTTGCGTAGTCGCACCAGTCAAAGTGATAGTGTCAGCATTTACCGCACCATTTAAGGGGTTGGCGGTGGTGTTTGCCGTAACGCTTACGGAACCCGTACTCCAAGTAGTATTAAATGCTTGGCTCTGAAGAATCAAATTAGTCCGCACCTTCTCAATAAGCCCGCTTGAGGCCACACGGGTAGCGGTGTCGTTTGACCTTGTAAAGGTGAGGTCGCCCGTGCCGTCAGTTGGCTTTACGGAATAAACTTTGGATGTCTTGTATCCACTTGGAATCATTACAAGACTTGCGTCATCAAAATAGCTCATTAGTTCAAAATAAATAATTGGTCAATTAGGCACTCTTCGCCCTCAAGTGTTGCTCCATCGTCTGTCATACGCTGGATGTACGTGTCAAAAATATCGTAGTAGGTGTCCTCACCCAAGTCCTGCAAAGCAGCAGTCAAGCAATCGAAGCCCTCAAACGTGCCTCCGTCATTCAGCACCCGAGTCTCAAACTGC